ATTTGCTTCATAAATCAACAATAACAAAATCATTTACAATCCCAAGTGATAGTAATTCATTGATGGTCGGTACTGTTACCTTTTCTGGTACTGTTACGATTGATGGAATATTGGTTATAGTATAGGAGAAAATATGACAATAGAATTTGATGGTGTAAATAATATTATAAAAACAAATACAATTAATGAAGTATCAAGCGGAAATGGTGTAAACATTGACAGTCTCATAATTAAAGATCAAAAAATTACTAATCACGCAGGATTGGTTTACCAAACTGTTTCTGCTGTTCACGACACAAAAACAGAAATATCAAGTTCAAGTACATATACTGACACAGGCTTAACAGCAACTATCACACCGTCAGCATCATCTAGTAAAGTGTTAGTTATTTTTGGAATGCAATTAGGAACAAATACATCTGGTAGTCAAAATTTACAAGCAAGACTTTTAAGAGGATCAACTGTCGTTAGAGTTGTTGACAACATACATAATTCAAGCGGAACTCCTTTAGAGGCACAACCATTCGTAGCTTTTCTTGACTCGCCTTCAACTACTTCATCAACGACTTATAAAGTTCAAATGCATGGAACATCATCAAATACTTTTAGAATAAATAATTTTAACACAAATGCAGGAGAGGCTATGTCCTCAATGACATTATTGGAGATATTACAATGATTACTATTGCAGATACTATATGGGCATTAGATTTAGATAATGAAACTAAATCAAGTTTCGTATGCTTTGGAGAACCATCAACTGAAAAACAATATCTAAAAAATTGTAAATATATTGAGGGCGAAGAAAACAATGAAACAATCTATGCTGAAACACCTGTCTATACTTGGAAAGAAATATCTGATAAGAAAAAATTACTTGAAGACGAATATGCAAATAATGAGTATCAAAGACAAAGACAACCTGAATATCCAAGTATTGTTGACCAACTCGATAACATTTATCACAATGGCATTGATGGGTGGAAAGAAACAATCAAAGCGGTAAAAGACAAATATCCAAAGGAATAAATTATGACATCAAAAATTAAAGTAGATACGATAGAAGAAAACACTAGTGGAAACGGAGTG